ACCTGTCGGAACCGCCGGACCCGTACCGGCCGTGACCTGAGACACCAGCTGCGGGATCAGTTCCACCGACATGCCGCCGTTACGGGCGATCACGAAGTTGGAGAAGTCCCCGACCAGGGCCTGACCCTCAGCGGTCGTCGTCCACGTGGTGGTGTCCGGCATATACGGCGACTCGTACACCGGGCTGTTGAACAACTGGTCCATCCACCCGACGGGCAGGTTCACGGTGTAGCCGTGGAACACGTTAGCGGCGCCGAGTTGCCGGATCGCGTTGTTCACGCCCACGCTCATCAGCCACGACGCGTTCTGCCGGTACTTCTGCGGGAGTGCCTTCCACACCGCGTACGGGTCCGGCGCAGTGATGGAACCACCGACAGCGACCTTCACCCGGTCACCGGAGGTGGCGGAGATCGCGGTCAGGATCCCCTTCGGCTCACCAGTACCTGAACCGACCGTGAACTTCTGCACCAGCAGCTCGTTGTAACCCTGGGCTAGCAGGGTCTGCATCTCGCTGGCGAACGACGGATAGTCCATCCCGACCTCAATCGAGTACGGGATGAAACCACGCGCCATGTGGACCAGCACCGACGGCTGCGCCAGCGTCGGCGAAGCGTCCGTCGCGGCGGTTCCTTCAGTCTGGAACGCCCACGTGACACCAGCCGACGACACGCCCTTCCACTGGTTCGTGTTGACGGTGACCTGCTTGGCGATCGACAGGAACGGGTTCGCGGACTCCTGCGCCGTCAGGATGATCGACGGGTCGATGAATACCGGGATGCCGAATCCGCCGGCGGTGGTGGTCCAGTCACCCATGGCACGGAACTCATACCACGCCTGGACGGCGCGGTTCTCTTCCGGAGTCAGGATGGGATGCGGCTCAGACATGAGCTTCATCCACGCTGACCGGTAGTCCTCGTTCTCCGTGACGAGGATGCGGCGGGCAGTCAGCGTGTCCCTGCGCACCGCACGCTCTACCTGGTCGGCCTGCGGCGCTGTCAGCGTCTGCGACACGTCCCGGGACTCCATCACCCGCAGCGCCCGGTCCCGTGCCTCCGGGTTCGTCAGCCTGCGGATGTCCGCGGCCGGGTCATCGAGACCGTGCTTCAGGTTCGCGTACACGGTCTGGACAGCAGCCGGACGGCGGCGGAACACCTCAGCGACGTCGCGGTGGTTCTCGAGCCGCTTCTCGATCTTGCCCCGCAGATCCATGCCCAGATCAAACGCGGCCTGCTCGGCCGAATCGAGGTCACGGAGTTCGCCTTCGTCGGTCTGGTGCAGCGACTTCAGGTGCGCGGTCAGTACCTCGAACATCTGCCGCAGCTCTTCGGGAGTACGACCCCGCAGGTCGTCCTCAGATTCGGGGAGCAAACGCTCCTCATGGACGTCGGTCATTTAAATGATTCCTTCCAAGCGTGCGACCCGGTCCCTTCGGAGGGCCGCCTGACGGTGGTTGAGTGACGGCACACCGTTGCCTGGCTGCACGTCCATCCGATCGCCGCCAAGCCCACTCCGCGTGGGGTCTTGCCCGGCGAATTCAAACCCGTCCAGCAATGACCGGACGGAAGCTGTTGTCGGCTCATAGGCAGGGAACACCACCGGCCCGAGCTCGGGAACACTTACTGATGTGAGGGTGCGGAGCCGTGGTTCGCCGCGGCCGCGGGTCTGCCACGTCTGACCGTCCTTGTCGACGGTGAACCGGAACGACATCCCCTTGATCGCCTTGTCGGCGACCGCGTCGCGGACTGGCTGGATCAGCCAGTTATCGGTCAGCCTCGCCCCGATGTACAGGCCTTTGCTGTCTTCACGCGCCGACGTGATCCGGCCCAGCGGCATAGTCCCGATCAGGGGATGTTTGCCGTGCTCGAACATCAGCACCGGGTAGCGGCCGTCTGCGACCGCACGGAACGCGCCCCGCTGGATCTGCTCATCGAAGTCGCCCTCATACCCCGAGATGCGGGTGGGCGTGTCGTAGACAGCTGCGTAACCTTCGAAGTTCAGGCCGTCGCCGCTCGAGCGGACTTCGCCGAGCTCGAACGGCACCGTCCTGAATTCGCCGTCCCCGGCAGCGGCCGTGTTGACTTCTTCGGGTTCAGTGTTGCCGGCGTTGCCGTAGTCGGCGGGTACACGGCTGGTCAGCCCGATCGCGGCTGCACGGCGCATGATGTGACGCCGCACCCCGTCATGCGCACCCAGATCACTGTTGACTTGCTTCAACGCGGCGTCGAGGTCCGCTTCGCCGCCCATGTGCAGCGGCCGGATCGGATACGACCCGTCCAGCATCGACCAGCCGTTCGCGGCACAGTACGACAACGCGACCGCATCAAGGTCCCCGGCTGCCGCGGTGGCGAGGTTCCCCATGTCCTCGCGAACCTCACCCAGCCGCGGGCGGCTGTTGGATTCGCTGACCTGGATCCCGAACTTCTTGCACGCCGCCATGATCCGGCTCTTCACCTCAGCGAGCGTGACGCCGTTCATCGGATACTGCGCGGCGTTGTCAGACTGGTTGATGTAGGACCAGGCCGCTTTGGCGTGAGCGGCCGTATCTACCGGGTACTTGCCGTTCTTCGGGTCCGCATACTTGACGTTGCCGTACGGCTTCGGCGCTGCCCTGTCCATGCCCGGCCTCCCGGCGTCGTGCTGTCCTTTGTCGCTGCCCGGCCATTTCCCGGTCGCGGCGTGGTGATATTCGGCGCACAGCCCTTCAGGATCTTTGACGTACTTCCCGAGATGGGTGACGCATCTGGTGAAATCCCCTGGCGTGCCAGATAAACCCCACGCGATCTTCGCGGCACCCGCGCCGTGGATCCAGTACTCCTCGAGCTTCAAGCCGGATTTCGCGACAGCGCGGTACGCATCTGATTCGGCGGTCATTTGGCATCACCTCCCCTACTGGGGACTAGTAAGGTTGTCGTAATGCGATGCTGGGCACCCGAGGAAGATCACGTAGGCGGACGGCTTAAGCGCGGCCTATGTGAACGCCACTACCGCCGATTCATGAAGACGGGCAGCACTGTGCTCGGCGTCCGTGTCGACGGGCCGTCAATCTCCGCCGCGGGTTCGATGCCCGCCTGACCTGCGGTAACGGACATGACCTCACTGATCCGGCCAATGTCCGTACCGATTCAAGAGGCACACGGTTCTGCGTCCCATGCTGGCGTGCGCGGTACCGAGCAGCTGGTGCCCGGTATCGCGCAAAGAAGAGTTCAGCTGCCGGACAGGTTCTGTGACGCGCCATTCAATGCCGCGACAGGCGCCGGCTGCTGGGGTGGTGCCCCGGAACCGGGCGGCTGGAGCTGCACCGACACAAGCCCGGTGTGGACAAGCAGCGACATGTTCTGCCCCCGCACCGCCGCAACCGCCGACTCCGGCGTGAACCCGTCTTTCACCAAAGCGGTGATCGTGTTGGCCTGCACCAGCTGAATGTTCGCCGCGTCAGCGGCGTCTTCCCGCAGGATCGGCATGTCGGTGCCGTCGAACCACAGTTCAGCGTCAGCGGGCACGCTGATGATCGTCGCCAGGCACGACGCCAGATCCTGCAACGTCGGATAGATCCACGTGTCCGCGAAATTCCGGCGTGCCTCTTTCAGGTTCCCCGCATTCAGGCTTGACCCGGCGAGGCCTTCGCTGATCCCCAGGATCGCCGCCGGCACCCGCGACAGCACCGACAAACGGGTCTCATAGGCGCCCTGCACCGATTTCAGGTCCAGTTCAGCAAGGTTCGACCCGATCACCGTCGCGTCCGCACCCGCAGTCAGGTACAGGGTTTTGTAGGCGTTCATCACGCCCGCGTGCTTGTCTTCCATCATGTCGACCAGTTCATCGAACTGGTCACGAGACACAGCCGGGATGCCTTTCACGACCAGGTTGGGCGTCGCCCCGTTCATGAAGAAATTGATCTTGTGTTCGGTGGCGAGCCGGTCACCCTGCATGTCACGGATCGCCGGGGTCAGCCACGACATCCCCAGCCCCGTCATCTCCGGATCCGGCAACGGCGCCCAGTGCGCCACATCCGCCGGCAACAGCAACTGCGGTGCCTCCGTGCCCCGGTTCCGGTACACGTACCCGATCAGCTCAGCATCGGTCGCAGAAGACGCCCAGTCAGGTTCAGACTGGCTGCCCCAGATAATCGCCGTCCAGTCCGGCCGCAAAACCCGCAGGCGATCCGGCTGCCGGTACACGAACGCGTTCCCCGTCAAACCCGCATGCCATTCCATCCGCGAAATCAGGTTCCCCGTCGTCGCGTTCGGCCACGGCCGCTCCAGCAACCCCAGGTCAGGATTACCGAACGTCCGCCTCGGTGTCTTCGGCAGCCACGGCGGATTCCGGAACGTGAACCTCGCCTGCGACAACACCAGGGCACGCACCATCTGCGCCGCGAACGCAGGCGGCGACGCCTGCAACGCCATCCGGTACCCCGGCAGGCTGTTCGCGATCTCCGCGACCCGGTTCCCCGTCAGCGTCTGATTCAGGCCACCGAACGGACCCCCGTACGGATACGTCTGCCCGTTATAGATGAACGAGCCTTGCGCGGCCGGGATCAGGAAATCGCTGATCCACGTGTCGATGCTGTACCGCGACTCCGTTGACCGGTAGGCGGCGAAGTCGCGGTTAACCCGCTCCAGCAGGCCCATGAGCCCGTCCCGCCCGCCATCCGGCCCGTATCGCCACACCGCACCACGCCACACCCAGGAACACCCGCGCCGCAGTCCAGCCGATGCTGAAGAACACGGCGGCGATGACCGTCAGCAGCACCCGGCCAAGATGCACGTCACGGGCGTCACGGCTGATCCGTTCAAGCTGGATCTGCTCGAGTACGCTCACCGGTCAGTCTCCTATCGCCAGGCACCGAAAAACTGGCCTGCAGCCAGCCCGAAAGTCATGAACCCGTACCGCGCCACCGTCACCGCCGGCAACGGGCAGATATCTATGTCAGGCGGCGACTTGCGGTAGGACCACGCGAACGAATCTTCCAGAACCCGTGTCTTCACCGCCGCCACGGCACGGTTCAG